AGTGTTACCCCAACTAAAACGGTTACCCCAACAAAAACGGTAACACCAACAGTAACACCAACAAATACACCTACACCATCTTTTACACCTAATTACACATATTCTTCAGGTACTGAATATGTTGATTGTGTTATTTGTGACACTGTGGCAACAACTGTCAATGTACCACACCCTGTGGCAGTTAATAACCAAGGAAATGCAGTTGTTCAACTTGGAGCGGTTACTTTAGGTGGACCTAACGGATTAAATAATTAATAATATGAGAAATTTAGATTCAATTATAAGGAAAGTAATTAGAGAGACTCACGAAGAAAACTCTCAGAGATATATGTTTTTTTCTAATTTAGAACAAATGAGAAGACAATGTGATATATTATTAGATATGGACCACGATATGATTGAGTCTATATTAGATAATGGACATGATTGGGCTCAAGACCATATTTCTGAATCTAAAAATAATATGGATCAGGTATTTGATTTCTTAATGAATGAATCAAAAAAAGACGGTATGGAAATGTCTATGAATATGGATAATGAAGATATGGTCATGGCAGAAAGTAAGAAAAAAACAGGAACCCCACTTTGTGCTCGTGGTAAAGCATCTGCCAAATCTAAATACGATGTTTATCCTTCGGCATATGCTAATGGACATGCTGTTCAAGTATGTAAAGGTAAAATCAAAGGTCTTGACGGTAAAAAACACTGTTCAGGAGCTTATTGTTAATTTTTTTAAAATTTTTTTTTTTATTCAAATAATTTATATATATTTGTACAAACAAACAATATATAGATATGAAAAACAAAATAAAAAGATTCTTAAGTAGATTAAAACTTAAATTTTATATTTGGTCAAAAAAATCTTCAAATATTATACCAACTTATCAAAATGAAATCCTATCATATGAAAAGACGTGTTTTAAAATATGTCTTAAAATAATTCAACATAAAGATACGGAATTTATGATTGCCCCAATGTCTGATAAACGTTATCTTAAAAATGACGATATGAAAATTTTCATAACAATGACAGATCATAGAGTTGAGATCACTAATCACGTTTATAATTATAATGTTAAACTACATGATAGGGATTGGGAAAGATTAACATATATTTTTGATCTTGAGGCAGATAAGAGAAGACTTAATTATGAGGGTGAGGTTAATTCACAAATCACTAACTCTCTACACAATATCTTAGACCGAGTTTCTAATTTCGATTAAAATATTATTAACTAAGGAATCTACGGATTCCTTTTTTGTTTTATATGATGTCATTATTGGTTTTTGACCTTTTCCTGTTTGAGTATCTTTTTTCTCAGCGGTTCTTTTTTGTTGACATGCAGATTTTTTTTGTGAATCACTCATTTTACCAGCAACTCCAGCCGCCCTACATTTAGGATATGAACCTTTAGAAGTATCTTGTCGTCCACAGGGAGGGTGTTTACCGTCAACTTTACTACAAATGTTAACCCAAGGACCTTTTGGTTGAGAAGACCCCTTAGGTTTCTTCTTTTTACCAAACCAAACGGCAAGATCCTCATTTAATATTCCATTATCTGAAACCTCAACCCATTCATTAAATGGTACCTTTTCTGTGAATGGTTCCATTTTTTCTTTAAAACTTGGCAAACCTTCCTTAGACATAAATGGATTAACCACATTACCATCATCATCTGAAAATGTTGATGAAGGATGTTTTTTAATATAATTTGTAATTTTTTTTGCGGTGGATTCTATTTTTTTTATCTGATCCAATCTTTCATCCATAGATCCATCATAACTATCATACGCCAAAAGTGGGCTATCATATTTAGAAACAGATTTTGTATAAGGACCTAATGAAGTTCCACTCCATGGTCTAAGTCCTGGTTGCATTGGTAATATATAAGTACCTCTAGATCCACTACTGTCTCCGGTGGCTTCTCTAATTATATTTTTTATGATTCTATCTAAATTTTTCATTTGATTATATTTTATAAATATCTTATTATTATGAATATGGAACAGGAAAATACAAACTATGGTAATTTATTTGGGACTATCGATCTACTAAGTGAAGAACACCTTGAAATAATACTATCAACGATGGATAATGATCACTCACTTTTTTATTTAATTGAGTCAGTTAAATCCGCTCATCAAAAAGGTTGTTATAGTATTGGTGAAACTGAAGTTATTTCTAAAGCAATTAGAACTTTATTAAAATAATTTATTTGATTTTTTAATATTATCAACACCCCACATAGGTTGTAAATTATCTAATGACCAACATTTCATAAATTCACTATCTCCCATTTCTTGAATATTATAATGAGTTATTGGTAATTTATGGTCCACATGCCAATCACCGTAGTTATCCCAAGACATTTTATCTGTAAATTTATTTTCTAAATGTGATATTAGTTGTTCAGGTGTGTATTGTAGGATATCAAAATAGTGTTTGTTTTTTTCAACATTACTTTCTTTTAATACCTGATATATTGCGGTTCTGAAATTACTGATTAGTTTATAGAGGGGGTCTCTCGATTTACGATTTCTTTCGTAATCTCGTTTGGTTTTTCTAATGTTATCTATATTTTTTTTACGGTATTCTTTAAGATATTCTTTACGATGTTCTTTGTTTTGTTCATACCAACTCTTAACATATTCTTTTACCGATTCTTTATTTTTTTCTCTCCATTTTTTATCAGAAATTTTTTTACCACCAATATTTCTTCTACCTGATGAACCAAGAATAATACCATTACTTCTTAATGTATTTAAAACAATTGTTTTATGTATTTTTAATTTTTCGCTAATAGTGGGGGAACCCAATAAATCTTCAGTATATAATTTTATAATTTCACTTATTTGTGACTCTGTTAATTCTATTTTTTTCATATACATATAAATATAACCTATTTGACCAAAAAACATATAGTTAATGTGGGGCATAAAAAAAGGGACAATAAATTGTCCCTTTTAGTGTTATTCTTTAAGATTTTGATTATCTCAATTCTCTTAAATCGAATGTTCTAACACCATCTACAGTAATTCTTCCGTAAAACCGGTTATTTACCATCTTTTTTGCGTATCTCGTCATTATTCCTTTGATCGGAGTAAAGTTGAACGGATTGTACATTGTAGGTGTTAATTGTAGAGGTACATACGGTGCGTAGATGTAACCTGTGTCTAACAATGATGTTCCTTTGTGTCCAATCAAAACTTGGTTTGCTGGGAAGTAAGGATCACGATAAACTTGGTATCTACCTGATAATGTACCAACTCTTTCAATACCCATATTGTACTGATCTTGGTCAGGAGCCGCGTTAGATACATGGAAGTATTCTAAATCGTCAAAGATTGCAGAAACCTCAGATGAAACAACGATCCAGTTAGCACCACCACGAAGAGTTGACTTGTGGATTTGTGCCGACAATTGATTGATTGCTGTAATCAAAGTTTGGTTCCAATCTTTCTGAGTGTAAGATGTTGTTTGAGAAATTCTTCTCCATCCGTTGTAATCCCATCGTAATTGCCAAGCCGCTCCTTTTCTCAAGTCACGAAGGATCTCACGATCGATCTCAGCTGCTACTTGCTCAGATAACAATGCAGTTAACTCAGCTTCAGCGTCAATGTTATGGAATGCCGCAACATCTTGAGCTAATTCAGGAGACCATTGTGCTCTTAGTTTTCTTTCTGTAACAGATACTGTTACTGACTCAAGGTCAAAAGAAACCTCACCAATTTGATCTTCAAACTCAAGGTTAGCATATCTTCTATACCAAGCGATGAATGAAGTACCAGAAGTACCTGAGTAGATTGTAGTACCTGTGTATCCGTCAAGTGATGTTGCATCACAATCAGCACATACAGGACAAGATAAATCTACCTCTAAGTAAATACATCCGTTATTATCACAGATATCGTTATAGTTACCACCGTTACCACCGTTAGTTGGGTCGTTAGGGTATGTACCATTGTTGTTAAATACTGTGTTTGTGTTTTGTCCGTAAGCAACGATACCTTTACCATATATTTGAGTTACAACTCTAAATAATAAAGGAACAAAAACTGTTAGACCTCCTGTAGTTGCAGTTAATACATTACATGGTGTTGTATTCGCAGAAATAATTGAAGTTCCGTAGATTCTTAAGTCAGAAAGGAAAGATTCAGTATCCATTTCGTTACCGTCTGGTCCGATAAGTTTTCCTGCTCCTGAGTTGTTAAATCCACAAAGTTTCATAACAACTTTTCTTGTGTTTCCTGAGTACGCTGTTAAAGGTGCGTCAACTAAGCTACTACCAGACCATACTTGTACAGCTGTGTTAGCGGTAACTGCAGTCCATTTACCTTTAGAGTAATCAAACAATCCTGGAGGATCTAAACCTGCCTCATTTCCTTCGTAGAATAAATCGTAAAGATCTTTTTTGTAAGGATAGTTAGGTGCGGTACCTCCTGGGTATCCAGCGTTTGTGTCAGTTGGCCCATTAGGTGCTCCGTAAGGTGCTTGGTGTACTCCACCTGCATCTGCTACTCCTGTTTGAGGGTAACCATTAGCGTCATAAGATGATGCGTTTTGGTATCCTTGAATACGAGGTACAAAGAAGAACAATTTACCGATAGGTAAGTTCATTGCTTGTACAGATACGATGTCGTTAGCCAACAATTTAGAGAATACTCTTCTCACGATAGGGAAGACAACAGTTTCGAATGCTCCGTTAGAAGATCCGTCAGAAGTTGCTTCGTTTATAAGGTGTGACGCTTGATTCTCATATAATTGTGCCACATTTTCTTTTAAGTGACCTTTTAGACCTTCTAAGAAGCCTAACTTGTCCCATTTGTTAATTGTGTCTTCTTTGATAACTTTAAGGTGTTTTAACCCAATATTACCAACAAGACCTGATTCTAATAATGCTCCCATTTTTTTGGTTTTTTATTTTTTTTAGTTTATTTTTATTTATAATTTACTCATTAAATCTTTCATTCTTAAGAATTGAGGATTTTCGTAAGTTTTTGATTCAATCAAATTAGCTGCTGAACCTGACTCAACAGATCTATTAACAGTTCTTTCAATTGATTCGGTTATTTTTTGTTCTGATGAAGAACCACCTGAATTTAATTCAGATTTTATAGCTCTGTACAGACTTTTTGATTCTTTCAAAGATTCAACATTATCAAATCTTCTAAGAACATTTATTTTTTCTTGTTTTGTCGTTGAGTGTTCGGTGAACAATCGTGTTGCGTAAGCTAGATTTGAATTGAAAACAGCAACCTCATTCAATTTAATTCTAAAAATATCAAGAGCTTTTTTGTATTCTTCATTTTTCTCTCTTAACAATTGAACTTCTTGGTTTGTACTTTCGGAAATTTTGAATGGATTATATTCAAAATTTCTGTTGTTTGTTCTCGCTTTTCTCAAGCCACGACTACCATCTTTAGATCCATTACCATAAGTTCTTGACGCTTCTTTGGTCTCAACTTTTTTCATAGATCCTTTTTCCATGTTTTCACCTTCTTTATATTCAAACTTGGCTTTCCCTGTTCCCATCGCTTTTGTACCTTTACCGAAAGCTTCTTTTCTTTTTTGATCAAATCCGCCGCCCATATTAGGTTTTTTGTCGTATGCGAATTTAGGTCCTTTACCAATTCCGACTCCTTTTGCTTTAAGTGTTTTTTTGATAGCTTCCATTACTGTGTCTAAATCCACTGAATCTGATTCCATGTCTTCTTCCATTTCATAGTTATGTTCGTTTCCGTCATGCATTTCTTCCATTTCATAGTCTTTGTAATGTCCATCAACATCACCCATTTTATGACCATTACTTCTTTTAAAATCATGTTTGTTTCCGCCATACATTTCTTCCATTTCAGGATCAACACCTTCTGCCATGTCATCTTCATAGTCTCTTTGTCTACGAGATCTGAATATATCTTCCATGTCATCTCCCATGTTATCTTCCATACGAGATCTTAATCTATCTCTCATAGGTGTTTCAAATCTACCTTTATGAGATCTGATCGCATCTCTCACAGGAGTTTCAAATCCCATTTCATCTTCGTCTTCTATTGAAAAATCATCATCATCGTCTTCTAATGAGAAATCATCGTCCTCATCATCCATTTCAATTTCATAGATAGATCCTTCCATGTCCTTATTGGAATATGGACCAGTATACAATTC